GCCAATTCAAATGGATCCATATCATTACCACCAGAAATTCCATTACCAAATGAACGATTCCAAATCTGTTTCACTTCAATGATTTCTTCAGGTAGTGAGTATTCTGAAACGTCTTCTTTTAGTTCAAGCGCATAGAAGTCTTCTTCTACTGAATTTTCTGAGCGTTGTCTAATTTTAGACACTGCAACATCAAGTGCTACATCATAATGTTCAGGATCCAATTCAATATCAATCATACCATCGCCAAGCAATAGTCTAATTTCTTTAATCACATCATTTCTAATTTTATTACGGTTCTTAGGCATTGATAAATCTCCAATATACAGTATTTATCAAATATACTAGATATGGAAAACCCATACTATTAAAATAGTATGGGCTTAACGTTAATTTAAAAGTTTTTACTTAAAACCACGTGATGTTGGCAGATCAACTACCATATGTTTTTTCATATTATCATAATATGTATCTGTTGATCCATTTGTAGGATCTAGTAATTCAGTAGCAAGTGCCGCATATGATGTAATTGATGTTTTTTCCATTACATATTCAACATTGTGGTTTGTAATAGCCCAATCTCTGAATTCTTGAACTACAGAAAGGTATGTGTTATAATTACGCTCGTTTGCAAATTCTAATGTAATAGCCTGCACATCATCAACTTGATTATGAACTGTAATGTCTAAAAATACAGTTTCTTTTGCAACTTTAGATTTTTTAGAATTTGTTGCTGCAATGTGTTGGTCTAGAAGGTCGCGTTGTGCACCGATTGTAGTTTCAGTCTCAAAGTTTGGAACTCTAATTTCCATATAGTAAAATACTCTGTTTGAATGTGACATTATTTTGTGTCTCCCGGGAATAAAATGAGTTAAGGTAGACCGTCGCCTACACAGTATTTATCAAAAAACCTTCAAAATCAAAGTCTGCTCATTAAAACGGCCGTTCATTTTCGTTTCAACACTTTTTACAGCATCAAACTCTTTTTGCAATGAACGTTTTGCTACTTTCTTAAACTTAGAAACTTGTTCTGCTGGTTTACGCATCGTCTTCTGTACGCTCTTGCTTTCATCAAACCCAATCAGAGTTGTCCCCTTAAAGGAGAGACTACTATGAGCATCTGGGTAGTAGATGCCAAGTTTACGTGTCTTGACGTTATAAACCATAATCGCCGCAGCATCTAAACAATCAATTGGCTTGATAGACACACTTGTAGTCGCCTGATCCTGCTTTGCATATTTAACCTTAGCAACAATCTTGTCTTTACTTTGTGGTTTCTTCTTACGAGGAGTACGATTAACTTTACTCTCTAGCATAATCATATCACATGCATCTAAGATACTTCTATATAATTCATGAACTGCTTTAATCTGTGACTTCTTTAGATGTGCATACCCTTCTTTAAGTTGCTCATAATCATCTTTCTTAGCTTCATTCATACGCTTAGGAGGATTAAGCAATTCATCATATTCTTTAAATTCTAACTCATAAAATGATTTAATACACTTTGCATGATTTCCTTTAGCTTCCACTTTACGTAGCATCTTAACAGCATCAAACTTTTTAAGTGTAGCAGACTTGTAGTCAAAATCATCTACAAAGTTATCTATTTCTTCTGCCATTTCTGCTGACTTGTCGCGTAGCAATTGTTGAATAGATGGACGAGGGATATCTTTTTTCTTTTCCTCAACTTTCTTTTCATGCTTGATATTTGCGCCGCGTTCAATAATTTCTACAAGTTTTTCTTTCACATAAACATCTGCATCTTTCATGCACGTTGATCCTACTCCCGGAAGAGTTTCAAGGTGTGCTGCAACACCGTCGTGATTAGTCGGCATTCCTTTAGTCAGTGAACGACAATAACCTGATACTGACATAGGTATCCAACTATCTGGTACTGCTTTAACTGCTGCTATATCAGTGTTTGTGTATCCATTATTTTTCATCCAAGTGATAACCCAAGGCTTACCATCTTTTTGAGTATAGAAATAATTATAATAAAAGCCTACACGGCACCGCTCTCGGTAATATTCTCCGCCGGTCATATCTTCTGCATATGTCCAGTCTGGCTCTGGGCCTGTATATTTTTCATCTACAAATCTAGGGGTGCGAGGCTTGCTTACTTTTTTAGTAACTTTCACTCTCGACATTTTTCGTTTAGTTGCCACTGTCATGGTCCCTCCTTCATTTGCTATTTAACAATATAATACATTGTTTATAGGAAATGTCAAGTTTTTTTTACTTTTTAATAAAATCTGTGTTTCCATCAAGCTCTTGCACTCTTGGAATAATATCAGTTTTTAAAGCGTTTATTAACAATGCACTACGAAATTCACTTGATCCGTTAGGCATCGTACTGTGTAATGTGCGACTATCATACATCAAAACATCACCGGGACTTGAAAGGAATTGCATACCTTCTGACAACAATCTATCATTATAATGCTCTCGATTCTTTTCTAAATCTTTATAATCGATTCGTTCTGTGCTTGATCCAGGAAGTAATGCTGTTGCACCATTCTCTATTGTAAATGTGTCTAGTGGAATAATAATTTGTACACCAAGCACTTCATCGCTATCTGCGAATTCATCAAAACGATACGGCGTATCAATATGTGCATACACTTTACTTGATCCAGGTCGAGTAGTGATACAGTCAACAACATGAATAGACCAATTCTCATGTCCAAACATATGGGTTACCTTGCCATATAATTGTGCAACAAGTGGCATCCACATTTCTTTTGGTGGCTGGGTAGTCCACCACACATCATACTCTCGCTTACCGTCATGTTCTCCGTAATAATTGCCGTCTACTGCATTGCCACGATGATATCGTTCTGGGTTAGTCGCCCACATCTTGAATTGTGAGATTACTGTATTAGCGATAATACCACGTGATATTAATGTTCCGTCATTCATAATGATTCTCTCCATACGTTATCTTAACTATATGATAAATACAGTAATAAGTCAAGGAAAAAAGCAATGCCAAGATTAAGTTTATGGAACCCTCGTAAGGGTAATGACTACAAGTTCATTGATAAGATGGTGAAAGCACACTTCGATCATGGCGGTACGTCATTACTTGTACACAAATATATCGGCTCAGTTGATGAGAACGATCCTAACTATGATCCAGCTAATCCACCAATTCAGGATTTGCTGTTCATGGAGAATCGTGATAGAAAATATGAAACAACTTTGTATGATTTACGTGGTGCATATACAGTGAGTGACCAAGACTTTGATTTGTCACAGTTCGGTATGTTCTTAGGGTCAGACCAGAATGTATTCACAGTACATCTAAATCAGATGGTAGAACAGATGGGTCGAAAACTTATGACAGGTGATGTTATTGAGCTTCCTCATATGAGGGATGACTTACTACTTGATGAAGATGCGGCTGCCGTTAATCAATATTGGGTTGTACAAGAAGGTTCAAAAGCAAGCGAAGGGTTTGATCCAGGATGGTGGCCACATATTTGGCGTGTCCGTTGTAAGCAACTTCAAGACTCACAGGAGTATTCTGATATATTTGGCACTGGCGAAGAAGCTGATGATTTGAAGAATTTGCTCTCAACATATAACACCGAGTTGCAAATTAATGATGCTATCGTAGACGAAGCACAACAGAACGTTCCTGGAAAGTATTATGATTATAGAAAGAATAATCTTGAGTACGCGGTACAAAGCGATCATCCCGATGATGTTGATTATGCAACTGTAGCAAGTGGTAGTAGCTTTCCACAAGAACCAGATGACAATTCTTACTTCTTGAGAGTGGATTATAAACCAGCAAGACTATTTCAATATCGTGATAATAAATGGTTCAAAATTGAAGATGATGACGGCGCATGGGAAGTTGGACACAGATTGCATCATCAATTCATTAACAATGATGGCGTATCAATACTTGATGACGGCACAACGGTAAATTCACGTGTAAATCTGTCAAAAGCAGTTAGACCGAAGGTAGATGAATAATGAGTGATACAAGACAAATGCATTTTTATGATGAACAAATAAGAAGATATATTCTTCAGTTCATTCGTATGTTTAGTGGCTTCTCTGTAAAGACAGGCAAGAAAATGAATGATGGCGTAAGCGATTACTATATGCGTGTACCAGCAAGATACGGTGACGTATCTCGTATGGCGGCTACGATTGTCAAGGGAAATTCAGAGAACATTGTTAACTCAACTCCATTTATTGCATGTTGGGTTCAGAGTTTTCAACCAGATAGAGCGAGAGTACAAGATCCGTTATTCACAGATTCAGTAGGTGTAAATGAAAGACGTTGGGATCCAGAAACAAGCAAGTATACAAACGAACAGGGAAATAGGTACAGTGTAGGCAGATTAATGCCAGTTCCATACTTATTAAACATGCAAGTAGATGTATGGACC